GACCTAAGACCTAATGAGATCTATTCTTATTTAGATCACCTAGTAAGGCCTAGTTAGACGATAGAGTTTAGCTATTAGGTATCCAGGCCTGATTAGGTTTTACTATCGTATTATTACCTGATAAGTAATATCAAGGAGTTAGACAATATCCCTTATATCTATTCCACTATATGAAATGACTACCTTATATCCCACAATATGAAATAGATCTATTACATTTCACAATGTGAGATAGTCTATAAACCTAGGGTAAATACCTATTTTCTTTTGTTGACATTACCCGTTAATATGATTACTAGCAGTAAACAAGTTAAACTAAATAAAGGTAAAACAAAATGAAGATATCTACTTACAACGTAAAAGCAAATGGATCTAACCTAGTGGCCTACTATGAATTCACTAATGGATATACTGCCGAGCAGTGGCAGTCTTCTAATCCTTTTAGTGGATCTTGCTTACTTGTTTACACTGCTAAAGGGTCTTTTGCTAGTGATACAGTAAAAGAAAAGGCCTTACTAGCTATCAACAAATACCATTCTTAATACTGAAGGGATCTATATCATGACTAAACTATTTCACGTACTTATCAACGTATTAGGGTTTGTCCTAATTGCGTCGTTGTTTACCACTGTTCTTCTTATCGTTACTGATACACTTTAAAAGGGAATACAAAATGATCAAATTATCAAAAACAAGTAAACTGGACGGCATCATGTCATGGTCACTGAATGCCCTTGATACCTGCCAAGGATCCAAGAATAAAGATGGATCCCTTGTACCTGCATGTAGTGGATGCTATGCCACTACAGGGAATTATAGATTCCCTAATGTTAAGGCCCCAAGGGAATTCAATAAGCGTGACTGGATCCGTCCTGATTGGGTTAGTGACATGGTTAAGGGTTTAGATTCGAGTAGATATTTTAGATGGTTTGACAGTGGAGATATGTATTCTGTAGATCTTGCAGAGAAAATCTATCAAGTAATGCAGGCCACACCTTGGGTTAGTCACTGGATGCCAACACGTATGGCAAAATTCCCTAAATATAAGGCCATTATCGCTAAAATGCAGGCCTTAGATAATGTCATGGTTAGATTTTCCAGTGATTCAGTTACAGGCCAATATATACAAGGCCTTCATGGATCAGTGATTATCCCTGATTCTAATCACGTGCAAGATGGTATGACATTGTGCAGGGCATATGAGAATGATGGTAAATGCAATGGCTGCAGGGCATGTTATAGCAAGGATGTTGCCCTTATTGCTTATCCTGCCCATGGTAAAACAATGGCCAAGGTAATTAGAATAGCACTGGCAGCATAAGGGTATATCCCTATAGACAATCCAGTCTATAGGGTTTAAATTGTAATTGTAGTCTAACTAATAGGAAAATATATCATGCAAAATCAAGGCAAATTGTGGGATCGTTATCAGTGTTATTTAGCATTCACTGACGATGTACCGCCAAAATCATATGATCAATGGCTTAACAGTTAACAGAAAAGAGAATATAAAATGGAAAACAATACAATTATTGAGAAGATTTTAAACAGTAACGGCAAGATTTTTACAGTTACTTTTATAAAAAAAGATGGATCACTTAGGGAATTGAATGGACGCTTAGGGGTTATTAAGCATTTAAAGGGAGGCGTGAGCACTTTAGATCCTGATAAGTACATAACAGTATTTGATATGCAGTCTAAGGCCTATAGAGCAGTAAACAAGTTTACAATTCAATCAGTGAAGGGGTTATGATTATGACAATGGATAGCTACCAGGCCGTAGGAATTGCCGAAGGGTTTATTGAATGCGATAGTGAAGAGCAAGTAATCGAGGCGTGGCAGTACTTGCACGATACGAGGATAGGTTATGGCCTACAGGGATTTTTTGGCAGGACGTTGCAACAATTATTAAATGAAGGGATTATATCATGAGCACAATGTATCCAGTAATTGAAATAGAATTCAAGAATAGAAAACCAAGTAAGGCCGTTATCATGAGAACACTAGGAGAGTATTTAAAACAGGGAGGCAAGGCCTTTAGTTTTACCTGGGGAGAAAATACTATAGATCTTAACTGGCATCCTACATATGAGCACTGGTATGGTAGTGGATGGATTAAAGAGATTGGTGGGGATGATATCGCTAAAGAATTAAACAGCATGAGAAAAGAGGCCCAGGATTTTATTAAGAGTCATTTTCAATTCATACAAGTAGGGAATAACCATGCAATTTAAAGTAGATATAAACCTGGACAATGATGCTTATCAGCATGGATATATGGCCCAGGAATTAAGTAGGGCCATGCAGTATATTGCTAGTGATATGGGCCTTGGCCTTACACGTGGCAGTGTACGAGATTCTAACGGCAATAAAACAGGAACCTGGGAGATAACAGAATGAACCATACTATATTTTTTAACACTAAGGACGAGTTACTCACGTGGCTTGACGAGAATTTTCCTGATGCTATACTGGCTCACGTGGAGTCTAATGGTGCACGTTACGAGACGGACGATTGCTCACTAGAGACCAAGGGCAATAACTTAACCATTTACTTTAAGACTATTTAAGGGGCTATCATGACCGACAGATATTACGAACCAGAAGATGATGAGATTGATCCAGAAGACTTTGACGTTGCCGTAGAAAGGTATGCAGAAGAGTTAATGCTAGACGAGTGTAATCCTAATGAGCACTGGAATGAAGGCGTTATAGAGATTGGCCTAGATGACTCAGATTATCCTACGCCTAGTCATGCCCCTGTAGAGATTGTGCAGAAGGTACACGATTACTGGTATGAGAGAGCACTACATAGGGCTACAAGGCACTATGAAGATCATCCTGAGTACTTGTATGATTAAACCTATATCACCTATAATAGCTATACCTTACCAATTACCAAGGAGAATTAAAGATGACGAACTTACAAGCAGAGCTATTCCCAGGAGAGGCTCAGATGATGTGGGAAGAATTTTGTTATCACAATGCGATGTGCGATACAGTGACTCTCATGTTAAAATATGGGCGTGATAAAGTGATTGATGATATTATTGACATGTACGAATCAATGGAGGGTTGTGATGATTGAGAATTTACTTAAACAAGCTAGGACGTATGCTGACAGGGATGATTACGTGGTAACTCGTAACTTGATCACAAGGCTATGTGACGCACTAGAGGCTCAGGAAGATAACAGGGCAGTACTATGGGCTAAGATGCTTAACGATAGTCAGAACTTTTTAGATGCAGAGCGTTATAGATGGTTACGTGATGGCTCATGGGATGTACCCCAAGAAGAGATTGCACCAGCTATTGTCTTATGTGATGGTAAGATGACTACGCACGTGTGGCTCACTGGAGAACATGTAGATCAGGCCGTAGACTCTTGGATGTCTAAAGAGTTTAAACGTAAGGAGACTAAGAGTGAGTAAGGTTACTGTGGATGTCTTTGTTGGTATGTGGCTAAACGAGAAAGGGCAAATGCAATTATTTATTGGTGATGATCCTAAACCAGCAGAGATGATTCCCTTAATTGATTTGGTTCGCACTCTGGTAGATTCACATAAGGTTCGTTACGAAGACCCTTTAGACTGGGATGACGTTAAGAAAATAAATAAGCTTAAGAAGGCTTTACTGCAATGCACTGCTTATCTTACGCAAGAGATTGTAAATGCTAAGTAAGTACTGGGTACACGATGAGGATGGCCTGTCTTTTAGATGGTTTTATACTAAGGCCGAGGCTCTCGCATTCGTAGGCTCTAACGCATGGACTATCGAGCTACGCAAGGCTCCTAAGTTTATATTTGAGGAGGCCTTATTTTGAGCTTTACTATCTACCAAGTAGACGGCTTAAAGGTGATACAATGGTTTAATACTACGGATGCACTCTTAGCTAGTATGCTTGCTAACCCTAATGACGCTTATCATAGGAATGTATAATGAAATTTAATAACTTGGAAGCATTATTGATTATTGTATTATGTATTACTAGTGTAGTAGATACTATATTTAATGTATTAACTTACGTAAAGGGATAATATGACAGACGCAGAATTGAAAGCATTACTAAATCGTGGTGGTATCGGTGAGACTCTTTATGAAGGAGAGATCGGAGAAACTAATATGCCTACGTGGAGATTATTAGCAGAAGTATTTAAAGATTATTATGATTTACAAAGATATAATGAAGATAATGCCTGAGTCAGACAGAGCTTCTACTTATTCGCCTGAGCAGATGGATTGTGAGTACTTTTCCTGGGATTGTGACAACGTATCAGGAGAGGCTCTAGGAGGCGATGACGATGAAGATGAGGGGTAGGTATCAACTCACCTGAGAAGTCTCAGCCAGACCCCCTTAAAAGGGCTTTAAAATCGATTGTGGAGTATCTATGAGATGCTATTGTTGTAATAATTTATTAACTGACTATGAGGCAACGATCAAGTCAGTAAACACTAACAGTTATTTGGACATGTGTCTTTCTTGTTTAAAGACTGTTAAGGATGATATACTCTATAAAGATAGAATAGATTTACTTAGTAGTTCTGATGTAGATGATTTAGATATCTACTTAGAAGATATTGACTTTAATGATTATAACTAATATGATTATATTACTAATAGTTATTGTTATTATAGTTATATGTATTAAAGAATCAGTAATGTCTAAATAGTATTATACACGAGAAAGAGTTATGAGTCAATTAAAAGTTTTGATAGCCTGTGAATTTAGTGGGACAGTTAGAGATGCTTTTATTAAAGCTGGTCACGATGCTATTAGTTGTGATTTAGAACCTACAGATATCCCAGGACCTCATTATCAAGGTGATGTTTTTGATATTATAAATGATGGTTTTGATTTAATGATTGCCCATCCACCTTGCACTCATTTAGCAGTTTCAGGTGCTAGACACTTTGCTAAAAAAATTGCAGATGGTCGCCAGCAACAAGGTATAGATTTGTTTATGGCTTTAGTTAATTCAAATATCCCTCATTATGCTATTGAAAATCCTATTGGAATTATGAGTAGTAAATATCGCAAACCTGACCAGATTATTCAGCCTTGGGAATATGGACATGGAGTAACAAAATCTACTTGTCTATGGTTAAAAGATTTACCGTTACTTAAACCCACTAACGTCGTAGACAAGGGTAAAATATGGACAGCCAAAAGCGGTAAAAGAATGAGTCAGTGGTATTATGACAGTTCGTGTTTGCCCCCAAGAGAGAGAGAGAAGATGCGTAATAAAACATTTCAAGGTATTGCAGATGCTATGGCCCAACAATGGGGAGATTATTTAAGATGAGTCAATACTTAAAACATATAGCCTGTGAAAAGTGTGGAAGCTCTGATGCTAACGCACTCTTTGATGATGGTCATACGTATTGTTATGGATGTCTAACGTATATCAAAGGTGATGTTGAATCACAGTCAGAGCACAAGGCCAAGAAGGATTTTAATATTAAAGGTGAGGTGAAGTCTATTGCTGATCGAGGGATCACTGCAGCTACTTGTCAGTACTACAGCGTATCCCAAGATGGGACTAGCCAGTACTATCCCTACGCAGATTCACAAGGGGCTATCATCGCTTCAAAAGTTCGTAACGTAGCTGACAAGACCTTTACCATTGCTGGTGACTGGAAAGGCTCTGTGCTATTTGGGCAGAACCTATTCGCTAAAGGTGGGAAGACTGTAACGATCCATGAGGGTGAGCTAGACGCTCTAGCAGGCTTTCAGATGGCAGGATCTAAGTACGCTAACGTCTCTGTACGTAACGGTGCTCAAGCTGCTCTAAAAGACATTAAAGCTGCCTATGAATGGTTAACTACATTCGATGAAATCTACATCTCTTTTGACTCTGATGAACCAGGACAAAAAGCAGCTAACGATGTTGCAGAAGTACTAGGTAATAAATGTAAAATTGTTAAACACTTGAGTGGTTATAAAGATGCGTGTGATTACCTCAAGGCAAATAAGGGAGCAGAATATGTTAAGCAATGGTGGGCTGCCGAGCAATGGACACCTGACGGTATTATTGCTGGATCGACACTCTGGGACGAAGTTAACAGACCAGTTGAGAAGTCTTCCGCTATGTACCCCTGGCCTGGAGTCAATGAGCTTACATACGGCATTAGACCTGCAGAGCTTATTACAGTCACTGCAGGATCGGGGCTTGGTAAGTCTCAGTTCCTTAGAGAAATCCTTTGGCATTTAATCAAGACCACTGATCAGAACATAGGCTTGATGTTCATGGAGGAGTCGGTCCGTAAGACTGCTCGTGGTATAATGTCACTGCATTTAAATAAACCGTTGCACCTACCTGATACACAGGTATCACCAGAGGAGTTAAAGAATGCTTTCGATATTACCTTGGGTACTGATCGTTTGTTTTTTTGGGATAACTTTGGCAGCACTGATATTGACAACGTCATTAACCGTATTAGGTATTTTGCCAAAGCTGCCGACTGTCGTTATGTTTTTCTCGACCATATTTCTATGGTGGTCAGTGCTCAGTCAAACGGTGATGAACGTAAATCAATAGATGAGTTGATGACTAAGTTGCGTATGCTTGTGCAAGAGACAGGGATTAGTTTGATTGCTGTATCACATCTGAAGCGTCCAGAGAGTAAGGGACATGAAGAGGGTGCTGCAACGTCTCTGTCACAGTTACGTGGATCAGGCTCTATTGCTCAGCTATCTGACATCGTGCTTGGTCTAGTCAGAAATGCCCAGGCTGAAGATCCTATGGAGCGTAACACCACACGAGTCAGTATTCTGAAGAATCGCTTTAGTGGTTTAACAAGTCCTCACTGTGCTTCACTGCTCTACAATAAAGATAGCGGACGCATGATGGAGATACAGGAGGAACTATGAACGCTAAAGAGTTTGCACACGAACTAGAAAAAGCCGCATCGTTTATACGCCAGCAACAAGCTGAAATAGAGGCGTTGAAAAGACCTAACAACGTAGTAGGTGTACCATGTGATGAGCTAAAGAAGATGCAGGACCGACTTGCGCACCTAGAGAAGATGGTTGTGTGGTAT